GGAAGAGATAATACTATTGCAGTAATTAACAGAAAGAATGTTGCTCAAGATATTTCTAATCTTTTAGACATTCCAATTAACTTGTCAAGAAAAAGAATTAACATTGAGTTTGATGATACTGTTATTATTGCAAGACATACTCAACCTACTGAGAAAGTAGATGACTCAAAATTAGTAATTCCCAAAAAATCAAACATAAGCTTTTATATTGTTTTTAGAAATTAGATATAAACAAACAAAAAGAAAGAGAGGAAAAAATGAGCGCTCTTGACAAAACTCTCCAAAAGCTTGAGAGTTTAATTCAAAGTGGAAATATCAATTGGGATTATGGCTTTGACTTAAGAAATAAGAATTATCATACTGGAAGACATTATTCTGGTATATTCAATAACATTGTTCTTTCTATGACGAAAGCATCTTGTAATTATAAGTATCCATATTGGATTGGATTTGGTCAAGCAATAAAATCATACATTCCAGTAAAGCAAGGTGAAAAAGGTACTCCAATTATGTGCAAGCAATATAAGAAACTATTTTTTGACGAAACTACTGGGATGGAAATAGACTCTGAAGACGCTAATTCAAATTCAAGGTGTCAAGAAAAATCTTTTTGGTCAACTGTTTATGTTTTTAACATTGAGCAAACATCTATAGATATCGACTCAGTCAATCAAATGGCATTTTCCGAAAAGCCTGAAGAGCTTGAAAAACTACTTGACAAATACTGCACTCGTGAAAATATCGTACTTGCTGATGATTCCAGTGACTATCCGTATTATTCACCCAAAGAGGATAGAATTTCATTAGTTCCCAAAGAGCGATATTATGATTTAGTTGCTTACTATGAAGCTTGGACTCATGAGTGCGTTCACTCTACTGGACACGAAAAAAGATTAAATAGAGAACTTCAAACAAGAGACAAAGACAAATACGACAATGAAGAAATAGTTGCTGAGTTTGGAACAATGCTTTTGCTTTCAGAATTTGATATTGAGCATAGAGAAAAAGATAGAGCAGCTTATATATCATCTTATTTGCATGGAGCAGAAGTAAAGTCAATATACGATTTATGTATCTTAGCACAAAAAGCAGTAGATTATATAAGGAAAGGAAAAAATGAACACATTAGCATTTAAGATAACAGTCATATTTCTATACTTAATTCTAATTGCATTAAGTATAGCTTTAATTATACCAGGAATAATTACTGGAGTTATTGTTCTATCTATAACTGGAATTACTTACTCAATTGATGCAATTAAAGACATGAATATGAAGAGGAAAAATGATTCAAAAATTTGATAAAAGTATATTAAGCAAAGATAGAATTAAAGAGATTTTTAACTTTATTAAAGAAAACAACATTGATATGAGTAATATTGCAACGAGTTAGAAATGATATACCACGAAACCGAACATGGCATCCTGCATTGTGGAGATTGCCTCGACATACTGCCTACGCTGGCAGACAAGAGCGTGGACTTGGTGCTTACAGACCCTCCTTATGGAATTGACATTGTGGACAGTTTTGCTAAAACAATTAAAAGCAAATCATCAATGTTTAACAAAAGCAAAGGGATTGTTGGGAGTGGGGAATGGGACAAGTGCATACCACAAAAACCCATATTTGACTTAATGCTTAAAGTCTCACTGAATCAGATAATATGGGGAGGCAATTACTTTCTTGAATACTTAAACAATACAAGGTGTATGTTAATTTGGGACAAAATGAATGGCAGCAATCCAATGGCAGATGCAGAGTTGGCATGGACTTCTTTTGGCGGTAGCGTTAAGATGTTTAGAATGCATCATTTTAGTGCTGGATATGATGCCAAGGTTCACCCTACCCAAAAACCTGTCGCTCTTTTCGGTTGGTGTATCAATAATTACTCCGAGCCTAATGCCCTAATCCTTGACCCATTCGCTGGCTCTGGCACGACTGCTATTGCTTGCATTCGGTATAAGCGCAGATACATTCTAATAGAGAAAGAGGAGAAATACTGCGAGATAGCAGCGAGACGCATTGACACAGAACTTGACCAGACTGATATATTCAGGGAGGAATCTTGACCCCACAACGCAAGACCAAACAGTAAAAGATAAAAATGAAGAAATAGTTTTAATTGTAAAACAATCTATAAGTTATGAGATAAGAGAGTTCTCATCTAAATCTAGTTTAGCTCATACATTTGCTGATGATAGTATTTTAGATTCTAACATAATTTCTGTTATCGGAGAAAATGGACTATCAGCTGTATCTAGTATATTTATTGCAATAGAAAAATTTATAGACGAAATGCCGAAAAGGCAAAAAAAAGAAACAGAAGGAGATGACTAATGAAAGTCATTCGCAACACTCGTGCCTATGAAATCGCAGTAAAAGCTGCAACTGGAGCAATCGTTCAATCTGATGAAATCGGAAAGAACGGAAAGCCAAAGTATGTCAAAGATGACACTAAGGTAAAAAGCTGGTTTACTGGCAAGAACAAAAAAGGCGCTAAGGCTATCAAAGAAATAGCTATTGTGCTAGAAAAAGATTTTCGCAATGAGAATGGCGATTTTGAGATGCCTTCATTTACTAAGGTTCTAGTTAATATGGAATCTGGCTATGTTGAGCTTGCTACCACAAAGGCAGGCATTGAAGACACAGTTATCATTAAGCCAGAAGACTAAGTTATATTTCGAGTACGTTGTAGCGGGAGACTTAATTGTTTCCCGCTACTTTTTGTTTAACCCATAACCAAGGAGAAAAATAATGGCTGAATTAGTTGCAGTAATGGCTGAAACTGGTCATGGAAAATCTCACTCAATCCAATATCTTGACCCAAAGGAAACCTTAATAGTAAACGCTGATAAAAAAGGTTTGCCATTCAGAAATTGGAAAAATAAGTATAATAAAGAAAACAGAAACTACTATGTTACTTCAAACGCTGAATCAATCATTAAGATTATCAACGGAGTTTCTACAAACGCTGAGTATAGTCATATCAAACATATTGTTATAGATACTATGAACGGTATTATGATAGACGATGAAATGAAGCGGATGAAAGAGAAAGGATATGATAAGTGGATTGATTTGGCGTTTTCTGTTTATGCTGTAATTTCAGCTGCTAGTGTAGCAAGAGAAGACTTAATCATATTCTGTATGTTCCATATGCAAGACCTTATAGATGAGCTTGGAAATCACTTTTTCAGAATACAAACTTCTGGTAGAAAGTTAGAAAAGATAAAGCTTGAAACAAAGTTTCCAATAGTTCTATTTGGTAAGTGTGAATATGGAGATACAAACAGATATTACTTTGAAACTCAAGCCAATTATTCAACAGCTAAATCACCAGAAGGTATGTTTGAATCAAAAGAAATTCCTAACAATCTTAAAATTGTAGCAGACGCTATAAAGAGATATAATGGAATAGCAAGTGTTAGTAAAGATGAAAAAGCCGAAAAAACTAATAAGGAGACTAAAAATGTCTGAATGGTTTGACCAAGAAGCTGCAAAAAATGACTCTGGACAATTTACTGGAGCTCATAAAGTAAGAATTAAAGAAGCCGAAAAGGTAGTTACAGAATCTGGAGCTGAAGGCATTAAGCTCAGGGTTGCATTTCTCAATCGTCTCAATGCTGAAGGACAGCCAAAAGAACTCAATCTAGAAACTGTATGGCTTACTGATAAAAACGGAAAACGCCCAGATGCTGATAGGATTTCTGCTCTGTTTATGATTTGTGGAGCAACTCCTAAGAAAGTTAAAAAGTATAAAGTTGAAAGATATAACTTTGAGAATGGCGAAAAAGAAATGACAGCCGTTCCTATGTATGAAGAGCTGATTGGAAAAGTTGTTGGAATGTTTATTCAGCTTCAAAAGAAGTTTCCAGTTAAGAAAATTAATCCAGAGACAAATAGCTTAGCTGATAGGTCTGAAAAAGGTATCTGGATTCCAAACTATGAAAAAGAAAGACGACTGTCTTTTGTGTTTCTCAGAGCGTTTTACGGAGATACATTCAAAACTTATTCTGAGCATACACAAAATAAGAAAGCCAAGATTTATAGTGAATTAACAGACAGGTATTCAGACTATGAAGAAGTTCAAATGGACTATGATAGTCTTACTAAGTATATGAAAAAGAAGGCTGATGAAGCTGGACTCAAATTTAGTGGTAATGCATTTAGTTATGATAATTTAGATGATTCACTTCCAGAATCAAGTGATTCAGATAGTTCAGATGAAACTGTTCCATTCTAGTAAGTAATCAGAAACTGAAGTAAGTATAATCAAGTCTATGTGCTGAGAGTGGTGTAGAGTTAGTCGTGTTGCTCACACCACTCTCTTTTCTTTCTAACAATTTTATAATCACAAGGAGAATATAATGGAAAACGATAGAAGCGTCTTCATGCAGGTTAGCGAAATAATATTTGAACTTGAAACTTTAGTGTATGATAGATACATGAACTTTGACAAGAAACGTGGCATAGCAGAAGTTGTTGGAACAGAAGAAACAAGATTAGATATAGTAGCATTATATAACAAACTTATGAAAGTTAAGAAAGATTTTAAAGAACTAGTTTCAGATGTTATTTTAAATAAAGATAAGAGATATGATGAAACTTATGTAAATTCAGTAAATTCTCTTAATCATGCATATAAGTCTATTGTTCATAACATTAGATGCTATTGTCTTGATATAGAATAATGGTTAAGATTAATAACGGATGCGTATTTGTAAATAATACTAAACTTGGATACGCAAAAGAAACTTATATCAAAGTTATTAGAAATGAAAGTAAGCATACTTTCTGGAAATACAAAGCTTGGTCTATAAATAAAGAATTGGTTGACTATGCTATTTTAACAGGCAAGAAGCTTGTTGTATTATCTACACACAAATCTGGTGAAACTGCTAATTATATTATAAGTGCAGAAGCAGTTGCTAAATTTATTGCTAACTATGATTGTGTGTTTGACTACAAAGGAGAACTTCAATATGTTATCCCAAAAACATTCTTTGACTATAAAAGAGAATATGAAATGGTTTATACTCCTGCCACTAATATTGCTCCTGATAATATGCACACCAAGTCAGTATCAATTAATGGAATTGAAGACAGCAAAAGACAGTCAACATATATATAAAGAGAAAAACAATTGTGTTTTACAAAAAAAAATAGATTACTTAAGCTTAAAAAATTCAGAAAGAATATATCAATGCCTTGTAGATTTTGTTCAAGAAGAACATTGGAACGATATTCTGGTTATTCTATATATGGAAAGCAGAGGAGACAGCTTAGCTTTCAATGGTCAAGATTACGGAGCAATGCAAATAAACAAAATCCACATAAAATCAGGAATAGCTGTAAAAGATAGCTTATTCTATATGGATTATAACATTAAAACAGCATATAACAAGATTTTTGTAAAATGGTGTCTCAAAGATTATAAAAACAGATTTAAGAGATACAATGGTAGTATGGTCTATCAAAAGAAAGCAGAAAAATTGCTGGAGACGTTATGAATAAACTTAACGAAAAACATTTAGATGCTGTTAAGTATCTAATATCAAGATATAGGTCAATAAAAGTAAAAGATATAGGTGATGAAAACGACAGTTATCCAACTAAGATACACAATATAAAGGCATATACGAGAAGGAAACCAGAAGATTGTGATTTATGTGAAACAAAAGATTCATTTGGTTGTAGTGGTTGCATACATCACTTAACAAAAACAGCTTGTTTTCATCAGAAAACCTATATGGATATATTTGCAAATGGATGTAAATATACAAGACTTAAGTTAAAAAATAATTGCAAAGAAAGAGCTAATTTTCTACAAGGATTATTAGATTACTACTATGCAAATGTAGGAAAAGAAAATGGCAGTATTGCATATCAAAGAAAAGCAGAAAAATTGCTGGAGACGTTATGAAAACTATATGGTGCTTATTCCACATTGATAATGAGTATTATCAACCAGATAACAATCTAATAGCCTGGTTTGATACATTTCCTACTTATAAAATGATTAAAGATATAAATACAGCTATGATAGATTCAATTGATGAGCATATTTCAAATCTGCTTAAAACAAATGTAATTAGCATACCACTTATAATTGGTTCTCGCTCGCCATATCGCGGAGAATATAGACTCCAAGAAGTTGAAGCTGGAAAGTTTGTTGATTATAGCACTGGTGCTATTAAAAGATATAAATGTGAAAAATAATGAAAAACTTCCACTATTTTTAGTTTGCAGATGTATTAGTGTGTGCAATGAATGTGGACATAAAGCTTTACATAGAAAACTGTATGATGATAGTGGATACTTTAATGGAAGATTTAATACATATTGTAACAATCCAAAATGTATATACTATTCTTGCAGACTATATTTTGGAACTAAAAACTATGGATATAGTGTAAAATCAAAGATAATTAAACGTAAAGCAAGGAGAACAAAAATGGAAGATAGAACTAATAATAAGATTGAAAAAACAGCTAAAATCTATTATTGGGATGAAGAATTATATTTAAGAAAAATAGATACAACTCATGTATCAATTTCTTATGAGCCAGATGGTCAAGGTGTTATATATCATGTAGGACAGCTAGACCATAGAGAGTATTATGAAGATTTATGTAAATGGTTAAGAGATGAATTTGATATTGATAATCAGGCATATCTCGAAGAAGAAAAAAATGAAAACTCTAATATGTAATAAGGAATGGAATTAGTAAAATGGGAAAACTATACAATAAAGGCTCTATTAGAGATTGGCTAAAAGAAAACGGATGGAATCAATCAACTGAAAACTTCTTTACGAAATCTCTTAAGAAAGGTTCTAAGTTGCCAGTAAAAGTTGTTCTGTCTTATACTAATGCTAAAGATAAATACAGAGAAGGAAAAACAAGCTATAGGTGGAGAATATATCCCGACTATTTATTTAGTTCGGAATACACTAGCTTTGATACTCAAGAAGATATGAAAGAATATCTAAAGGAGAATGGATATGTATAAATTGTCAGCAGCGTATAAAGAAATAACACATAGCTATGCAAGCGGAATGGATGGAAGAATAAATAGATATATATATATTAATTATTTCTTTGATGATAGCGATATTCCAGAGGCTCGTTTTACCATTCAAATATATAGAAGAGGAGGAAAAAAGATGTTCTCTATATACTTTGCAATGGAAGCTGCTGGATTTAAAATAGAGTCATCTAAACATAGTATTAACTACAGTAGGGAAAATGTTAGAGCTGCAATAAAAGATGCTATATTTGCAATAAACGTAGCATATATAGAAAGGGAAGAATAAAATGAAAAAGACAATTGAGTCATACATTAAACTTGATTTGCAAAAAGAGCAGTTAGTTGCAAAAGAGTTTGATAAATTTGCAAGAAATTTTAAAAGAGACTTTACAAGATTTCTTGTAAGAAATGGTGCAAAAGCAATTGATATAAGTATTGGGTTTTTCTTTATTACTGGATACTTTAAGCTATGTAAAGATTTATGGTTCTTTTCAACTGGAGATTTAAGGAAAAGAAAAGAACTTTATATTGAAATTGATAAATCTACAGATATTAAATATGGAATGTATATTCCAGTAAAGGATGCAGATGAATTTATTGAAATGATTAGTCAAAAAATGCTAGCTCATTCAGAATAAAAACAAGGAGACTAAAATGAAATTAGTCAACAACTCAAACATACCAGAAGTGCTATTCAATGCACTAAAGTTTAACTGGTATTCTGGCTCAGAAGAAAAAAGAGACTGGAGTATTACAGAATTACTCAAACCTATTCGCTCAGCTATATTAAATAAAAGGTATGATGATGTAATTGAGCAAGATGCTATGTCAAATATCTGGGCTATGATGGGCTCAGCTATGCATATAGTGTTAGAAAAAGGAAGTCTTGATAAGGAACACCTTGGATTGCTAGTTGAAAAAAGACTTGAAGCAGAAATTCTTGGAAAAAAGATTACTGGTGGAATGGATATATATGATGAGCAAAACAAGTGTGTAATTGACTTTAAGTTCCAAACTATATGGAACTGGATTTATTTAGATGACCATATTGATGATTTAAAGTTTCAGTTAAATGCTTATCGTATTCTGCTTAAGCGAAATGGATATGAAGTTAATAGTATGAAAGTCATATTTTTGTTTAGAGACTGGAGAGAATATGAAATAACTAGATTTGCTGGTTATCCAGATACTCAATACAAAGAGCTTGAGATTGAAGTTATTGATGATGATGAAATGCTTAAGATAATTGAAGAAAAGATTAACAATCTTGAAAAATATAAAGATGCACCTGATAATGAAATTCCAGTATGCACAAAAGCAGAAAGATGGCAAAAAGAAGATAGCTGGAAGATTATGTTTAAAAACAAGTGCATTAAAACGTTCTACTCTGAAGAAGAAGCTCAGGCATTTATAGATGAAAAGAATTATGGCACTATCAAGTATACAAAAGAAATGCCTAAGCGTTGTCATAAGTATTGTGCAGCTCATGACTATTGTGATTTCTATGTTAATGAAGTAAAACCACTGATTTCAGAAGAATGAGAACACCTGATATTGATACTAACTCAAAGGTAAAACTAATAACTGATAGTATGGAAAAACCAAAAAATTGGGACTTCAAAGTAAAGTTTCCAAATGGAATGATTACATACTATTATTCATTAGATAAAGAGTATTCAAAAGATGATATAGTTGTATATGCATCTAGAACATATCACATATATATAGATGACTATCTATACTTAAAAGAATATCAAGATGTTAAATCTATAGATATGCAAATGTTTAGTAAGTTTAAAAAAGGCATTAGCGATGAACAAAGAGAAGTAGTCGCTAAAAAGTATATTTCATTTAATAAAAATAGCGATATGATAAAGGAATAGAAAAAGATAAATAAAAAGGATGAACAAATGAAAAAACAAAGGCCTAACAACACTAGTAAATCAAAACAAAGAAAGCCTCCGTCAAAATTTACTGTTAAGCCTGGAGATGTAGTAAGTGTAGTTTTTAAAAGCTATGACCCAATTAAAAAAGAAGCAGTTGCAAAAGAAGTTACTGCTTATGTTAAGAATAAAACAAGAATGGTATATCTTCAGATATTTGAATCACCTATACCATTAGTAGATAATTTAGTACTAATACAAATTAGAAAGCTTTATGTAAATCCGTCTAATGTTATAGCAACTAAAGAACATGAATCTAAGTTAAAATTTAAGACAGAGTATGAGTTTGTTCAATTTATAAAAGAAGACGAAAATGAATACAACAGAGCTATTGAAAATGGAAAACAGTAAGTATTGTATTATAGGGGACTTAAAGTTCAAAATAATCTCTATCACAACTGAAGGTAGTGGGTTTATAAAAGTTATTTTAAAGCCACATAAAAAAGTAGTTTCAAGTGATGAAATAAATAATGAAATAATTAAACAATCTAAATCATTGCGAAATACTGAAGCTGTGGTGTCTGATAAAATCTGGGAAGCAATAGAAGATTTTATCGAAAGAAGAAAACAACAGTTTCCTAACTTTCAAGTAGTAAAAAATGCAACTCCAGAAGATGCAATCGGAGCTGTTTGGAAACTATTGAAAAAGGGATATGATGAAGATGTTATTATTGAGTGTATTAGAATCGGAATAAATGATGATTTCTGGAAAAGAAATCTAATGACCCTCACTCAACTAAATAAAAAATGTAAAGACGAACTTACTAAGTTTGAGCATTTACTTATGATTTATGAAGAAAAAAAGAAGCCAAAGAAATCTCGATACGATGTTATAGAAGGCCCTTCGTATGAAGAACTCTAGAAATAATGAATCTTCCGAAATCAAACTACTGTCGATACTTATAAACAATCCAGAAAAAGCAATAACATCGTTAAGTGTTATAAATGATAAGTGCTTTTATACAATCGACCATAGAAATATATTCAATGCAATATATCAAGTAGTTGATGCAAATGAAAGAGTTGATGCAATCAGCGTTCTGCATAAACTAAGAGGCATGGGATTACTTGACGCTACACTTAAAAATAAGTTCGATAGCATTGCAGAGGAAGATGTAAATCCAGAGCTATTTCCATCGCTTGTAAAAGAAGTAGTTGATTTGTGGAAAATCAGAGAATCTAACAAAATGATTCAAAGGATTGAGACAATTATAAGCGAAGGAACATCTTATAATAAAATCAAGTCAATCATAAATGAGTATTCACACTTAGATATATCTGGAAATCAAGACAGTCCAGAAGGAATTGTATCGGTTATCAATAGTGTAATTAGAGAAACTGAAGAATCTATTGAAAACGGAGTTGAAAGAGTAGTTGGATTGAAAATGGGATTTCCAAAGCTAGACAGAATAATGTCGCTAAGACCTGGAAATTTATGTTGCATAGCAGCTAGACCAGCAATGGGCAAAACAAGCTTTGCATTAAACATTATTGATAACCTTACTATTTATGGAAAGCGTATATATATGATTTCAACAGAAATGCAAAAAGAAGAAATACTTGAAAAATTCATAACAATGAAACAAGCCATATCAAACGAAGACTTCAGAGCGTTATCTGATGAAAATAAAATAATGAGATACAAAGACTTATATAATTATTACTCTGCAAATAAATCTGAAATAATACTTGACACAAGCGTATTTCAGCTTTATGATATTATAGCAAGAATAAGAGCTATGCACAAAGAAAAACCACTCGACCTAATAGTAATCGACTACTTACAACAAATGGAACTTGACTCAAATGTAAATAGAGTTCAAGTGATTTCAGAGATAACAAGAAAACTCAAACAATTATCAATGGAAACAAGAGTTCCGATTATTGCATTATCACAACTAAGTAGAAAGTGTGAGGATAGGGCTATCAAACGCCCTATCCTTTCTGACCTTAGAGAAAGTGGTTCAATTGAGCAAGATGTTAGTGCAGTTATATTCTTATATAGACCAGCATATTATGGAATAACAGAAGATGACAATGGAAATGACTGTTCAAATCTAACTGAACTAATTATTGCAAAGAATAGATTTGGAAAAACTGGTATCATAAAAGCTACGTTTAATACAGAAACAACTACATTTCAGGAGATTAGAAAATAATGAGAGGAATCATAGGAATTGACCCTGGCAAAAAGGGTGGAATATCGTTAGTTACAGAAGATAATGCAGTTCTGTATATTAACGACTTTTCAAATGACCATGAGTTAATTAGAAACAGATTATTAGATATAATTAGGATGTTTCCATTTGTAGAAATTGAATCAGTGTTTTTAGAGGCTCCGATTAGTGTTGGAACAAATAGAACTATTAACAATAATCTGTTTTTTATAAATGGATTTATAACTGGAGTTGCAGAATCAATTGGACTTAAAGTTATTAGAACAAATCCAATGCATTGGAAAAAAGTAATGGGAGTAACTTCAGATAAAAGCACTTCAATACAAAAAGCATTAGAGTTGTTTCCCACTGTTGCAGATGAAGTTAATTATGCTCATGGTTCATATAAAGATGGATTAGCTGAATCATTGTTGATTGCATATTATGGACTTCATCTAAATAAGTTTTATCCAGAAACATCTCAAATAAAGAAAAGAACAAAAGATAAGTTTAAACAAAAGGAAATAGAGATATGAGAATATGGACTGCATCGCCTATGTCTATAAAGAAATTTAAAGACCCTATAGAGTTTATAAAAAAGATAATTATTCCAAATAATATAGACTTTAATATATAATGCACATAGGAGATTAAAATGAGTGCAAAAGATGTAAAGCTAAAAGTTAAACAGCCTAGATGCTATGTATGTAATAAATTTATGTATAATGATTCAAAGAAGTTTTACTATCATT